CACCCAACCTTCGTTCAAGAAATACGCCCACTGATAACCCTCACGGTTTGCCGGTGCTGGGTCTCTAATAATCCACTGCGGTGCTACCCAAATCACTTCCTTGCCTTCAGGACAATCAGGTTTATCCGGTGCTGGTTGCCAGCCTTCCGTGCCATCTGTGGTTTCGTAAGGTATTGATCCGTTCTTTGTCCAAAGCATAGTCAGTCCTTATTGAACGGGGAAGGCTGCGGTTGGAGGGGTGAAGTTGGCTGTGTAGCGAGCGTACCTACTTATTCTTATATCTTGTAGATAGCCTGTATATCCATTTCCGTTAGTGTCTGCCCCTATGTACACTGGCGACGTGTTTGTTGCCATTGTCGTCCAAGTAACGCTTGTTGCGTCAGCAGTGCCGTCAAAATAAATCTTGACGTTGTTTGAACCAGATCCAGATCTTACAATCGCAACATGTGTCCATACGTTGTTTGAGATTGTTCCTGTCGGAGTTAATGCTGTTTGACCAGAACATTCAACTACGATTTTATTTGACGTATTAGCAAATATATTTGGTATACCCGCAACAGCATTTGAAGTTCGTTTTGTAATGAGTGTCTGTGTAGCATTTACTGTGCGATACATCCAAAACTCAATAGTCCAGTTAGAAGACGTGAAGTCAAATAACCTAGAATCAGGCACCGCCAAATAGTCCCCCGTCCCATCAAACTTCATTGATGTTGGAGGAAACTGACTTGTTGTCGTACTTACCTGAGCATTACCAACCGTCTCCAGCACATTCTTCGCAGTGGCATCGTAGATACCGGCGTTGGTGAAGTTGAGTAGTAGGGATGTGTTGGTTATAGCGGTGAGTGGTGCAGTTGGAGGGGTAAAGTTGGATGTGTAGACGGCAGTGCCTTTAACAACCCTAAAATTAGAAACATATCCAGTCATTAAATACGAAGTCGAATAGTACCCTCCTACTGCAACATAAAGACCTGTGTAGTTAGTATTGTCAGTAATCGACCCAGACGATCCAATGCTTGTTACTAAAGACCCATTTGCGTAAAGTTTTGTCACATTACTACTACGAACAATAGCAAAATGAGTCCACGAATTATATGGCAAAGTGTTATTAGGGGCTTGGTAAGATGTGCCGTTAGCATAAATCGAAACTGAATTATTGGTAAAAATATTCATCGCTAACGAATTTGCTTGGCTTGGTTTTAATCCACCAGCAGTATCCGATAGTTGAAAAATTCCATTGTTTGTTCCTGAGTTTATGTACACCCAATATTCAATCGTAAAATCGCCTGTACCAAAACTAAAAGCAGAGCTAGATGGTGTAGTACTTAAATAATCCCCCGTCCCATCGAAATACCCACTCCCACCAACCGTTGAAGCCGACCATGCGCTTGTGGGGTTGAATGGGGAGAAGGGGACTACGGTGGTGTTGCCGGTGGGCGTGACTGCGAAGTTATTGGTACTGTTGTCTAAGAAACGGTTGGACTGACAGGTAAGAAGTTGAGTATTTGTAACGGCAGTAAGTGGCGCTGTTGGAATTGGCGCTGAAGTGCTTGTATAAACAGAAGAACCTATCACAAGCCTAAAGTTACTAAGATACCCAATAACCGATCCTGAAGCATAGTTACTTCCACCAATATTCCAATTAGCAGCATTATTAACTACCGACCCACTCAAAGATGCCGATAGAGTTGTTATGGTTCCGTTAAGAGAACTATACCAAGCGTTACCTATGCGATATATGGCAAGGTGATTCCAAGCATTAAGAGTCACGCTACCAAGCGCTACATTACTAAATAAATCCCAAGATGATCCACTTGAAGAAAGCCAAAAATTAAGAGCAAGACCTGTTTGTACTATGATTACACCGTAAGAAGATGCGTTTACCCTTTTGGTTACAAAATCAGTATTAGCTGAACTTGTTGGGTAGTACATAAACTCCAAACAAAAATTGCTACTCCCTAATTCTAAAGCCGCATTATCATTAACCGTTAAATAATCGCTTGTACCATCAAAGTAGTTTGACCACCCCGTCTGACTGAACGGTGAGAACGTACCCTGTGTCGGTGCATTTGGCCCTGTCGCTGGGTTGCGGGTAATGGTGAAGTTATTGGTAGAGCTGTCTTGAAACGTATTGTTCTGCTGACCATTCGTTGCTGTGGTCGATAACAGCAGCGTGGTGAGGTTGAAGTAGGGGTCGGCGTTAGCGCCAGTTGAAATTACATCAGCACCTGTAGCCGTTTCTGTAATAGACCTAGCATAGTTAACAGGCCAAAAACCTAGAGCTACTGCTCTGGCTATTTCGTTAGGCGTCCAAATACCCTTTGCAGAACCTGAAGATGGCAAATTATTAGATCCAAGAACGCCCCCATTAACACCTAACGCAACAGGCATTTATGACAAGTCCTCATAAGAACACACTGCTTCCAACGTACTGTTAGCCGCAGCCGTCAATCTCAAACTATCGTTTTCTTCTAGATAAATTTGAGTTTCGGTTTTACCGATAATAACTAAGGAGGAGTTGGCTGGAACAGTTGCTTGATAAATTAAATCAAACGCCGTTGTAGCATTTTTAAACACATCAACAGTTACTGTAGCTGTAGAACCTGTGATGTTTGCAACAACCAGCGTGTTAATTTTTAGGCATTTTCCTGAAGCAGCAGCATTACTAACAATTGCTGTAGCCGAAGTTGTTACCGCCAAACCAGCCGTCTTACCCGTAGCAGTCGTCAAATTAAGTAGATTCGGCGCAGCCATAGCTAGCCCCCAAAGATTATCGTTGTGCCATACGCTTTAGCGTTGTATGTAGACCGGCTTGAAGGTTGCGTCACAAAAACGTTTTTTGTTCCAGCACTGAAATTAACAAGGCTTCCTGAGTTGCTGGAAGACAGCACCGTATCTCTTGATAGTGTCGTGCCACTGGATGTATAGGTACCTACCCCAACTTCCCAGTCAGAGCCTGTCTGATCAGCTATCGTATAAAAGGTTGTATTGCCGTTACCAATAGCGGCAAATGATTGAAACCCTGTAACTGCACCAGCTAGGGTTATAGTCCCTGTGCCAGTGCTGGTTGTGGTTTCCTGTACACGATCAGCAACAACAAAAGCCATTATGCAGACAAGCTGAACTGATACGTTACTTGAAGAACGTCACCACTAACTACCGAACGATCACCGCCGGTAAAATCAGAAGCTGAGAACAACGTACCCGTTGTGCCGCCCTTGGTGTCATTGCTTACAAGAAACGCTCCACCAATCGTAGTTGTACCGTTGATGTTAAACGATGCTTTGCTTGCTGTATTTGTAACCACTGATGGGTTAGCCGTTGTTGCCGCAGCAAACGTAGCAGCAGGACGGGTCGAGTTGCTGTACGTTGTGTTCTCAGTCCAGCCAGCGTGTGACGACATGGTATCGCCTGCGGCGGGTGTATTCGATGCTCCAGCCCCATAAAGACCAATATACCAAGAAGTGATACGTGCCGTAGCACCATCAAGCGACGTGCCAGCCATATACTGGAGGCCAACATTGACCACGAGGTTTTTAGATTCAGCCGTCCACTTAAGGTTGCCATCTTTGTCATAGCACTCAAAGAAATACTTGCCCATAGCACGGGCTGCTTCTTTAGAACCTGGGCGAGCAATCAACCCGCTAGCCACAACGTCATTTGTCTTTGCTTGTTCCATTATAAAATCCTTAACACAGTTGATTGATCCTACAATACCCTAACAATCGCAGTCGAGGCAAGCGGGGAAGGAAAGTTGATCTGAAAGGTTTGATTTAAGGCCACTTGATCCCCACCAAAACACGTTGTATGTTCATTGTCATTATTCATTGTACCTTCGCGTTTTTCGAGCAAAGATTCTTCCATGTCACCTTTAGTAGTAAAAACCGTCGCCATGTTAGTCCATCCTTATCAAAGCATTTGTTGCTGAGTTTGTAGGCATCGTAATTGTAAATTTAGTCGTTGTTGTTTTATCAGAACCAAAATCAAGAACGGCTATTGATCTGTCTGCTTTACTGCTGTTGTAAATCAAAGCACATCGTGCAGTAAATGATGCAGGGTCCCAAATTACATTATCAAAATCAACATAAGCAACAGTTCCAGAAGAACTAACAGTTGTTTCAGTTAATACTTTACCGCCTGCACTATACCCCGTACCAGTTACTTCATTTGATGTTGTGTAAACAGTAGTTGATTGATTTAAATCTGCATTAGCCGTGTACAAAGCAATCTTTAACGTATCTGTAAGAAGATCGTGAATACCTTCATACAGTTCTACTTTGAAACTGGTTGTTTGCCCTTGGACAATGCTCATGACACCTGAACCCTAACCTGTCCATCGCGGTAAGCATCCATTCTCTGTTTGCCGTCACCCAAATTCTTCAATAATGCAATTGACTGAACATATCGGTCTTTTGCTACTGCCATTAAATCTTGTTCAAGCTTTAGGAATGTTGACCCCTCGTATAAAGTAGCGTTCAACAATACCGAATCAAAATTCTCTCCTAGCCAAGACGTGTTCGCATCAACTATTGACTCTGGGTAGTAGAAGTAATGTAGTTCTACTCCATAGATTGCGTCAGGTGTTGGGCCAAGAATAAAACTCAAATTGTTTGAAATAACGCCGCCATTTACAGTAGGACCAAAAATTGCATAATGCTTAGGTCTTCCCAAACCTGTGCTAAGTGTCTTGGGATAAGCTTCTCTAATAAAGTTCACATCTTTGTTAAGCAAATAATGATATTCATTGTTTGCGTCAATGATGGCTAAAGAATAAGCAGACAAAAAATCTGGAGGCGCACTTAAGTATTGATTGCTTGCTTCAGTAACGCCCGTCATGTTTTTTCTGAAGTACGAAACTTGTACAGTATTGTAGATACGTTGTTCCGCTTGGCGGATCATCGTATTAATGTCCGCCGTCGTAAACGTGGTTTCAAGATAATCTTGAACCGCTGTAACAAGTTCCGTATATGTCACGCCATTGGCCCTCTAGCCATTACACCTTTAGTTGCTGCGCCAGTGCCACGAATTTTTATACCCGTCGTTTTAATGTCTTTCTCAGGATAGCCTGCTGTATGAACAACCGGCACTGGTTTTGGTTGTTTGAGTACCTTTACCTTTTTCATTTCATGCCTCGATACTTAAAAGAAGATTTCTTTTGATTAGCAACTTTTGCCAGGTTGCGTCCCATCTTAAGCATGTCAGCATTAGTCTTTCCGCCTTTTGCTAACTTAGTCATAGGCTTGCCTGGATGCAAAGCCTTTTCATGTTTATGAACCGCAGTTTTTGCATCCATGATGCACTCCTATGTTAAAGATATCGTTACTGTACCAACAGCCGTGGTTGCGGCCAAGTAGTTTGGTGTTAATGGATCATCAAAAGCAGAAGCACCGCCAACTGGACTCCAACCCCATTGAATATCTCGAGATCCGCCCGTAGGAAAACCGCCTGACGAATTAGGTAGCAGCTCCAAACCATTGACTCCAGCCGTGACATAAGTCGTATCTTTTCGTGGATTTCGTACGGCCTGCGGGTCATCCACAGGAAACATACCTAATAGCAATTGAGGTTGGTCGGGATCCCAGCACTCATTACAAACCAGTAAGTTATAACGTTTGGTTTTTATGACTTCTGTTCTTAGCTTTTTTAACTTAAATTGCTGTCCGCACCTATCGCACATGGCGATAGAGTTTTTACCAGATGCAAACCGATTACCCATATCCACCTCCAGATCCTATGAACTGTTGGCGTGGGACAAATCGGATAGCAGCCTTCTCTCGGTCTTCACCTGCGGCTAAATTAAATTGCTCTTCGTAAGCCATTTTCAACATATCAACTCGAGAGACAAGTTCTGGCTGCTTCATAGCGATGTAGTACGCAAGCCCAGCAACTAGACATGGAAGGAAACGGAAGTTCATATCCGCAGTCTGTATACCCGATCCTGCGTCTTGTACCCTTCTCATTCTCCAGTAGACAAATTGATAGGTCGTGCTGTTGTCTGGCGTAGGCCAGACTGTTACCGCCGGAAGATTAGGGTTATAAATTGTGGCCCCTGATGTGTGGCCTGCCGCTGTAGTGCCATTTTGTCCACGGACAACACCACCCAATGAATTACCATCTAACCATTGATAGAGAATGTCTTCGCTATCTATCCGAATAAATCCCGCACTAGGAAGGCTAGCAGTAGAACTAAGTGTGATTGTCGTTGTCGTTGAATTTATCGTTGAAGACAACGTGGCGTTTGCAGGTGATACTTGGCCTGAGAGTCTTTGAATCCAAACTTGGATGGGCCTAGCTTGCTGTAGTTTGTTTGGAATCGTAGCGTAGGTCGAAACGCTAATACGTGTAATCGTTAGGTCTGCCTGCGTAGACGATACATTTTGGCCGGTACGAATGACGTGTTCTAGTAAGTCAATCGTATCTACAGGCAATGCATATGTGTTTACACCTGCCGTCAGGGTGATAGTTCCCTGATCAATGGTCCACATGTTAATGCCACGGTTTTGCCACTCAATTGTCATCAGATTCATAGAACGTCGAGCGGTACGTAAATCGTACCCAGACCGCATCTCGCGGCCAGCACGCTCCCATGCTTCTTCAGCAATCTCAGTGAACTCTGGCGAAAACCCAGTTGAACCGCTAGTTGGCATGTTTGGCTTCCAGTTCTCTCAAGTCCATGGCAACGTCTGCAACGCCATGCCAATCTTCAAGCGCTATCATGACTTGCAAATACTCTTTGAGTATTTCTTTTTGCACTTGCCAGTCTTTATAGTCTTTCATCTAAATCTCGCAGTTTTTGCGGCAATTTTTGCCGGTTGTTTAACAAACTGTTTTCCTGCGCTTTTTCCAGTTCGCTTTGCTCTTGTAGTCGCAGCATACTCTGAAGGTGTAAGAGACTTAATTGCCGCCTCCGGGAGATATCGTTCGCCAGTTGCTTTTGGACCCTGTGTGCTAGGTTTGCCACTCCGTGTCCTCCAACGTTGGTCTCCCCAATTTTTTAGACTCTGCTGAGGTGCTTTCAATCTCGGTAACCCCCGCCCCGCTGCTTGTACTTCATGGCAAGCATTTGTGCTTTCCTCGCGGACCATTGCCCTGGCGCACCACCTTTACCACCAGCTTTGATGCTATTAAACAATGCTTTACGCATCCCCGGCTTAGTGTAGTTTCCTGCTTCATTGACACGAGACTCACCGCCTTCTGCAAAGGCCATAAAGTCCGTATCGTCTCGACGCTTCTTACGCCGAGCCGTGGGCATTTTGGAAGGCATGATTGCCCCCATGCCACGCGAAGTTATCATCTCAGCACTTTCCGCCGTAGTTCATTTTCTTAACTTTACCGCCAGCCTTCATGCCGGTAGAACCTTTCATGGTCACTTCCATGCCACGGGTCTTACCTTTCTTGGCAATGCCATCAGCAGCCTTATGACCAGCAGCTAGACCGCCAGCAGCATAAGCCTTACCGCCGTGCTTCATGCCTTTCATTTCTGCCATCTCATGTTTAATCATGGACTTTGGAGCGCCCTTGGCTTTCATAAAGCCAATTTCTTTCTTGACCATTGCTTTAGATTCTTTCACTTCACCACCATCCTTTTTAGTGAACTCTTTACCTACTGACATTGGAACACCAACTTTCTTTGCAAACGATGGACTATGTGCCACCGCCTGCATGAAACGTTTCTGTTTTTCAGAAACAGGTGGCATTACATTTTTACCATCGTGCCACGAGTGCGTCCTTTCTTGACGCATCCGTCGGCAGCTTTAACATAACCACCATTCTTAGCAGTTGCCACTTCTACTTCCAATTCTGCTTTCTTAACAGGCTTGGGCTTTGGTTTTGGCATGGGCTTCTTGGGCGCAAGACGTGGATCGTATTCGGACGATGCCATATCTGGTGGGCTGGGTACGTTATTTGTCACTGACATGATCATCCTTTCTTAGCGAGGGCATCAATTTTTGCTTCAAGCCGTTCAAAGCCTGAGTCAAATCGTTCCATAATTTTTTCAAGATCCGCACGAACTTCTGCACGAGTGATGTGATCACGGGCAATTTCCTCCCGAGTTCTATTAAGCAGAATCTGAATGCGCTTCTGCTCGTCGTGATTCATCTTAATCATAAACATGACCAAGGCAACGAAAAACGACGTTACTAAATTCCAAACAATGACTCCAGTGTCCATTTAGCACTTCCATCTACGTCGAGCCTGCCGTATACGGCTATTTGGGTCTTTGGCTGCTTCAGGGAATTGCTTCATCTGACCGGCTGACCTAGCGCAAAAAGACTTCCTTCGTGCCGCATCTTTCGGGCCAGGATTGTCACTGGTCACAGCCGTCTTGAGTTTGCTGCCGGGATTGGCCTTGCGATAAGCTGCAACGCCTTTCTCCGTCATTCCTGCGCCTTGTTTGGTAGGACGGAAATTGCCAGACTTTACAGACGTTGCAATACCCATTCCTTTCTTAGCCATTACTTACCCGCATATTAGTGTCACTGCCGTGACATTGGTAGGCGTAACAGTGGCAAAGTCATCATTACTAAATGCAGTACGGATACCTTCAGCCGCCATGTATAAGCTATTGACCTGCGTAGCAGAAGCTGGCGTATCTATTTCTAACAGAATTTGTGAATCACTATTTCTTGTGACAATCACTGTCCCTGCCGAAGCACCCGCTAAGTAATACAGACCTTTGATACGTGTGGCAGGTAATGCCAACGCACCACCATACCCAACTGTAATAGCCCCGGTCGTAGCAGCGCTTACCGTGATGGATGTGATTTGTGCAAAGTAGTTTGTGCTGTAAACCGTTGTCGCATTAGGACCGGTTACAACTTCAGTCACACTTGCGCCTGCAACAGACCTGCCAACAATCGTAAAAGTCTTGCCTGACTCATCAGACCCACCTGTAATCGATACTTTATAGCCGTATCCATTAATTCCCGGCTGAGTCTTTAACAGGGTTAAAGCTCCAGCGCCAGAAGGTGTAACTGAGGCCACATAAAAATTAGCACTAGACCTAATCTTTACCGACCATACATCATATTGCATCCCCATGATGCACTCCTAATTAGGCTGCGGTCGTAATAGCAGTCCAGGTTGTAGCACCGTCCGTATTGATGTAGGCGCGAGTACTGGTCGAAGACCCATCAGTGCGGAGATACAACGACCCTTGAGCTGCCGATACCGTCGGCGCACCAG